CGCAATAGCGCGCCCTGATACTTCAGGACTTGCACCGTGTGGGGTTTAACACCTGCTCTGTAGGGGTGCTACTTCCTACATGGTGGTTAGTTTAAATTAGGTTCGGGAAGGATAGATTGAAAGTGCCGTTGCCGAGCCAGCGGCATCGGGTAAGCAACACTGAGATTTAAGAACTCAGGCCCCTTTCGTTGAGAGTACCTGGACCTAGTAGACTGGAGGAGTCAGCTCAAGCTGTCGCGGGATTCGTCCCGAGAGGCAACTTGTATTGAACTCCCTAGAGATAGGGGGGGAGATTTTACCTGTGGTCTTCGGACCATATGGAGAGTGAACCTCATTTCTCACAGAAGCCCTCGACAGGGTGCCTGCGGCCCGGCTGTTGCCGTAATCGCGCAGTCGGAAACCGAAGGGGCTGAGACCAAATTCTAGTCATCAACTAATTAATAAAATAAAAAATGAATTTTAAGTTACCAACTTCGTATCTGACTCGTCTTTGGTCTGTGAAAGCCTGGCAGTCGGGTTTAAAATCCCGACCGTGGCTATTAGGACGCCTGAATAGGTTAGTCTTTTTAGTCGTGGGGAAGACGACGGCTTCTTATGCCGGAGGGGTATACGTATTCGTATGCTTCTGTGGTAAGGTGACCAAATCTCAGGGGTTGAGAGGTTTGCAAATATATTTGAAGGCCTGCTCTGCGTTATTTCAGAATGCAGTGGCGGGTCGGAGATTATATGGTTGAGATTTTGGAGTAGCGGTGAGCGTAACCCGGACCGGATTCCCTCGGGTGATCCCCTTGGAGCACCGTCGCTACATACGAGAGGGTCGTAAGACCTATGCTCGCTTGTGGATGACGTTCTTTGGTCTCTATAGGATTATAGAGATCAAAGCCAAGGTTAATGTGGATGCGTTGGTGGCGCCATGGGATGGGTGCCCCAACGTGAGAAAGGAGTGGGAAGAGTGGCTTCCGGACTTCAAACGGCTTCTACTGAAAAGAAGTCGCCTGGCCCGTGACTGGTTAGTTACTAGTGACGGTCCAGATAGAGGTTACCTTCGGAAGGCTCCGCTTGCTCCTATTTTCCGCCCACTGATGTCTTCTGGCCCCAACTCGACACAGTCTGCGCCGAGTATGGCCACTGTTTTTCATGATGCGGTCACATTGTGTAGTCAGCCTTTTAAAGAGGTTTTCTACAGTTACTGTGATGCGATACGTGCCGGGAGTGTTTTCTCTCGAATCGTTCGTAACACAGCTATGCGGCCGCGTGATGAATTACAGTGGAGGGGAGAAGCGGCAGGGGAAGGATATGGTAGCATCGGCCGCCTATCGTTCAAATATGAACCCGGGAAGGTACGTATCTTCGCCATAGTGGACTTTTGGACTCAAACCGTGTTGCGGGGGCTCCATGAGGCCTTATTTGGCCTCCTGGCGTCACTTAATGTCGGGGACGAGAGAATCGATGGTACCTTTGATCAGACCGCGTCTTTTGACTATTGTCGAAGTCGTGGTCGGGTCTTTTGGTCCTTCGATCTCTCGTCCGCGACGGACCGTTTCCCGGTCTGGGCACAGAGTTCACTACTGAATGAGCTTTTTGGAGATGGATTGGGTGACCGATGGGAGGAGCTGATGTGTGGGCGTGATTTTCATGTCCCATGCGTCCGTCCGGGGCGGGCAACGGGGAAGTTTTCCTCGTTTTTGACCCAAGATTACAAAGTGGTCTTGGGGTCCGTTCCGGTGAAACGGCTGAGATATGCCGTTGGTCAGCCTATGGGTGCTCATTCCTCTTGGGGAGCTTTCTCCATTACTCACCACGCCTTAGTACAGTGGGCTGCAAATCGTTGCGGGCACGTCGAATGGTTTAAGGAGTATGTACTTTTAGGAGAC